CAATCTTGTTGATAATGCAGAACGAAGACATGAGAAATTAACACATGAGTTAAGGACTCAAAGCGAGGCTTTAAATTGGTTAAAAGGTAAGCTTGATAATAAATGAAGAAGATGAAAAAGACTAGCATAGGAAGTGGACGCGGTACTAAAAGAAAGTATAAAAGCTATCGTGGACAGGGTGGTAGAAAGAGATGAACAAAACACAGGTAGATGACTGGCGAGTAAATATGCAGAGCAGGCTTGAGGAATTGACTGTTTTAAACGCTAAGCAGAGTTCTGATATGCATTATGTCAAGGAATCATTAGACGAGGTAAAGACTTTAATTAAAGAACAGAATGGTCGAGTAAGAGAATTAGAGGGAGGTATGTCAGGTATAAAAGCCATAGGTGGTATGCTATCCGTTGTATTCTCAAGTTTATTTGGTTATCTGTTCACGAAAGGGTAAAACATGGATATTAAAAAAATGTTAGTTGACTTAGCGGAAGCTCAGGCTGATAAAGTAAAAGATGAAATGCTGAGTCAGCTTGGTTCCAGTGATATGGAAGAAAAGATAGCTTCGGCAATAAATGCTAAAATAGACATACCATTTGTATCGGAAGATAAGGAGCAAATATTCTTTGAAAAAGTTGTTGACGTTGTTACTGATTTGTTGCACGGTATTCTCAAGGGGAAATAGTTTGTTAAACGAACCGCAGGTTAAAGACCTCATTGAGAGGGTCTTAAAGAAGATGGATTTGCATTCACCTGAAGCATCCGATCTTGTCTACAAGACTGGTAAAGTTGAAAGCGGCTATAAATATCTAAGACAGATAAAAGGGCCAGCGAGAGGACTTTTCCAATGCGAATCATGGGTGGCGGTAGATATATGCAAGAACTATCTCGCCTATCGTAAGGGTCTTATGCGTAAGGTGGCTGATGCTACTAAGGTAAAGCTATCTTATTTTGTAGAGCCTAATGAAGAAGACTGGAGTTATATACTGGAAACAAACATCGCCGCTCAAATAGCGATGTGTCGCTTGCATTATAGACGCATACCCA